CGAAGAATGGGATGAAGATCAAATTGAAAAACGAGTAGATATAATAGGGCAGAACGGAAATGATGGATTACATTATACTTCCGGTTCTATTGAAAAAGAAAATATATATAAAGAAGAAAATGAGGAACCTATTCAAAGTGAAAAGGATCCGTTAGAACGAACATCAAATGCATATTGGTCATGAAAAAAGAAAAAATAAAATATAAAACAGTTACACGTAATGGAGAACGATTTATGATATGTCGTAATAGTAATCCAAACAATAAATATTATAAAGGTACTACTTGTACAAATTATGAATTAATAAGTGCTACTAGTGTAGCAGTATTATGTAATAGTTGTGTGAGAAGTATTACAGCTCCACCGGAGATATCTAAAGGATATATATCTAAAGGTAGAGTCAGAGGATGGCAGTTCATGAAAGAATTTGTACACAGTGATGGCTCTGTATTTCATAAAGGTGTAGAACAACCTAAGTTAAAAGGAACATTGCCTCCTACCCCAAAACCAGAATCTAAAAAGAAATTATCTAAACAAGAAAAAATAGATCTAAAAAATAAATTAGCTGAACAGATGGTATTTGTTCGTAGAGAATTAAATAAGTCTATACTTAAAAAAGATATCAGATCAAATCAGTCATCTCTTAAAAGAATTGAAAGACAATTAAAAAAGCTCATTTAATCTTTGCCTTTACGAAAAAAAGTTATTATATTTAGGTATGAGTTTATATGAAGAAAAGCCAAAGGCTACAACTAAAAAAGACGATAAAGAAGATGATATTGATAGTCCATATTCAAAACTATCAGATATATTATCTAACTTAGTCGATTATGATGATTCTGTTATTTACCTGAATGGTGATATTACAAGTGAATCGATGGTAGATTTTATGATTAAAGTAAGATCTATTATTTCAAATCGTGATGAAAAAACAAAAGATGATCCTATTAATGTTATAATTAACTCTGACGGAGGAGATGTATATGACATGTTAGGATTAGTTGATTATATTGAATCACTTTCCGTTAAAGTTAATACCATATGTAGAGGAAAAGCATTTTCAGCTGCAGCAATATTATTAGCACATGGTACCGGAACAAGAATGTCAAGTAAACGTTCATCAGTAATGTTTCATCAATCATCTAGTTTTATAGGTGGTAAGATGGGAGATATATCAGCATATGTAGATAATGTAAAAACAATAGAAAATATTGTCTATGAGTTATTAGAAACCAAAACTAAAAAAGATGCTAGTTGGTGGAAAGATAAAATGAAAACAGACTTTTTTGCAACGCCAGAAGAGTTATTAGAATATGGCGTAATTGATCAAATAATATAAAAAAATGAGTTTAACAGCAGAAGAAATATCAATCAATTGGAGTAAATTATTAGAAATAATTGAAACAGAATTCTCCGGAGATAGGAGAGAAAAATTATTAAATCTTTATAATAAGTATGAAGATCGTATAAGTATTGCACCGGCATCTAGTGTCGATCATTATCATAATGCATTCATAGGAGGTTACGTAGATCACGTCTTACGGGTTATTAGAAATGCAAAAGAAGTATATAAATTATGGACCACTAGTGGTGCAGACATGAGTGGATATACTAAAGAAGAATTAGTATTTGTAGCACTGAATCATGATTTAGGTAAAATAGGATTTCCGGGAGATGGTAATGAAGTTTATATACATAACGATTCAGAATGGCATAGAAAGAATCAAGGCAAGATATTTAAAGTCAATCCTAATAATCCATTTGCATTAGTAAATGATTTATCGATATGGTTATTACAACATCATGATATTAAAATATCATTTAATGAAATGATAAGCATTAAGTGTACTGATGGATTATATGATGAAAGTAATAAGGCTTATTTTATTTCCAGAATGAAGGAATCTAAGTTAAGAATTAATTTACCGTATGTAATGCATCAAGCTGATTTAATGGCAGCTAGAATAGAATATGAAATGTGGGTAAAAGATGAACCAACTTTATCTCCACCTAAACAAAAACCTTCTAAATTATCCGAAGCAGCTAGTAAAGTAGATGCATCTAAGATATTTGGAGAATTATTTGGAGATTAATATGGAAGAGGCAGTAATTATTTTATCAGTATTATTAGTAAGTTCTATTTTATTTATTATAAATTTATCACGTAAAGTAGAAGCAAATGAAGATTATGTAGAAGAACTAGAAAAATCAAATACGGATTTTTATATTTTTTTTAAAGATTTAAAATCACAAGTAAATAAATCTAATTCACATTTAAAGCAGATAGACAGATTAGGATCGTTTGAAGCTGATGATGAGACAGGATATGTATTTAAAGAAATAAGTGATATAATAGAAAAATTAAATAAAAGATTTTAATGAACGCAATAGAAGAATTTTATAAATGGGTAAAAGTTGAAGAGACATTACCTCCTCGTGCTAGAAGAGGTCGTAAGCCTAGTAAAAAACAATACTTTACTTATATCACACAAGAAGCAATTGTAGCTTATAATAAAGAAACAGGCGGCGATGTTGATCTGCGTAATAAAATTTATAGAGAATATATTGACTATCCATTTAATAAGTTAGTAGAAAACATATATCATACATTTAAATTTAGTTATTTTGATGTACCATATGAAGATATTAAATGTGAAGTAGTTGCATTCTTAAATGAAAAGATAACTAAATTTACAGAAGGTAAAGGTAAAGCATTTTCATATTTTTCTATTATTGCTAAGAATTATCTTATCATACAGAATAATTCGAACTATGTAAAATTTAAAAGACGTGCAGATACAATAGAAATTGATGAGCATCGTGATGTAGTAAATGAAATGTCAATGACTAGTTATCAAGAGTCTTTAAGAGATTTTGTTAAACTATGGTGTGATTGGTATGATACTAATTTGAATATGATCTTTACTAATAAAAGAGATATTCTAGTAGCAGATACTGTTGTTGAATTATTTAGAATGGCAGATAATATAGAAAACTTTAACAAAAAAGCAATTTACATTTTAATACGTGAAAGAACAGGATTAAAAACTCAAAATATTACTAAAGTAATCAATATTATGAGAAGAGATTTTGCAAAGATGTTAATATCTTATCAACAATCTGGTAGGCTTCGTTCATAATATTAATCTCTTATATTTATTTAAAAGGATTGTATGAATGAATATGAATTATTTGCAGGTACTACATTTTCGGATCTAATGAAAGATGTATACCATAACTCAAAAAAGAAATCTAGACAAATAGATTCTTTGATACAAGACCTTAAGCCTCATATCAAAAATATAGGCGATGCTACTATTATAGCTCCTATATTAAAAGATTACCTAGAAGTGTCAGTAAAAAATGATGATGCATTAGTTAAACTAGCTGCAGTAGTCCAACGTATAATTTCAGTTACTAGTAAAGATGATGATGGCAATGAGTTTGGAATGACTGATGAAGAACGTAATCGACTTCTAGAAGAAGCAGAAAATGAAATTAAAATAATAAAACAATCACAAGATAAGGATAGCCATGGCGACGTTTCTAGCAGCGGAAGTAGTAAACAATCTGATCTCATTTAAAGAGACTGAGAGTAAAAAAACGCAATCACCATTTCCTCAAGGAGCAATTAAATTTAAACTATTTAATGTGCGAAGGAAGGCTAGAACGGTAGAAGTAGCTATGCCTTTAGATCCTCATATCACTGAAATTCCTTTGGTGGGCGAATATGTACTAATTATTCAATTACTAGATAAAAATGCAGATCCATATTTTCAAAAACATCAATATTATTATACTCAAATTTTAAATCTTTGGGATAGAGTTAATGAAAATAAAATGCCGGGTATACAGTCATCATCACCTCCAACCGTACCTACTAATGAAAAGGGTATGAAAAAGAAAAAGGCTAATACAATCGATGATAATACGGATATATCTAGACTACAATCGTATGAAGGAGATAAAATAATTTATTCTAGATTTGGTTCTTCTATCAGATTCTCTTCTAATAATATAAAAGCCCAGGAAAAGATAACATATGAAAATACAAATACTCCATGGGATGGCGGCGATGTATTAAGTCCTATTTTAATGTTAACTAATGGTTATAAGCAAATAGGAGCTAAATTAACAATAGAAGATCCTAAGACAGATAAATCATTAATATATTTAACATCTGATCAAAAAATTGATATCGATTCGTCACAAACAAAATTAGGAAGTGCTATTAATAATGGTAGTATAAAGACATATTCAGATTCTCAAGTAATAATTTCATCTGATAGATTATTATTTAATGCACGTAAGGATAATATTATATTATCGGCAAATGAAGATGTGAATATTGCAACACCGACATGGGCAATGGAAATGAATAAGTTTTTTGATTTATTTGATGAGTTTCTAGAAGAAATATTAAAGACAGCACGTGCTGAATCAAATTACTTAACCGGCGTCGGTCCGACAACCGGCAATCCTA